TTTATAGTGACGATAACTTCGCTCGATGTACTCAAAATGGTGCCAATCTATTGACAAATTGGATTGGTTGTAGTGTTTTTTGAGGTCTAAACCCTTAATACGCGCGATATTTATCTCATTAAGTATTGGGCTATCAGGTTTAGCTATGGCTATCTCTTCATCCATAGCAATCTTTAAATCCAGCCCAGCTTGACTAGCAAACTCCCGATAATGCTCGGCGTTCATGATGTCTTCTGCCCGCACGGCTAAGCATTGGAAGGCCAAGCTGTGCAGCGTCCTGAAGTAAGGGAAGTCGGTCTTGGCGTCAAGGTGGGGGAACTTCTGCATCGCCCGCTCTTTGGCTTCGTTGGCTGCTTTGCGGGTAAAGGCAAAGTAACCAATCTTGCGGGACGATACGTCTGCAGCCAGCTCCTCTTCAACCTTGTTGAGCAAGAACGTGGTCTTGCCTGCGCCGGGTGGGCCGAAGACTTTATTAATCTTGTTCAAACTCATAACTCCAATGCGGCTCAAGCCAGACGATGATAGGTGTTGCAGGGCCTAAATAGCCGCCCTCGCAGTTGTAGGCAATGTGGTCCAAGGCGTCCTCTTGGCTGCTGCCCTCCGCCATCATTATCTCGACCATCTTGTCGCCGCTGTAAACCAGCACCTTTTCGCCGTCATCGCGCCAATGGTTGGTTGTAATACCAATCACCGCATCGTCATAGCCGTCAAATTTAATCATGGATAGTCACCTCTGCTTCTGTCTCAATCCACACCCTAGCGCCACAGGACAACGGCTTGTCAGGGCTGTAAACCACCTCCGCTGGTCCGTTGATCGTGACTCGGTGTGCGTAGTTGTTGGTCTTATAGGTCTTAACCGTCAGCACGGGATCGCGGTCCCCTGTTTTGTTGTTGGACCGTATAACGTGCTGGTTGACATGAATGATGGTCTTCAAAACGGCGACCCTCCTACAAGGCGGACGGTTGGTGTATCAAACGAACTATCCTGCTTCTGGAAGCTTGGTATGCGCCAGCAGCGCGTGGTGCGCTTTTTAATCAGCATAGGTATTGGCTCGCCGCCCATGTCCCGCAGGCGCTGTGCCATGCGTGGTGCGCTTAGCCCTTGGAAGTTGTTGCGCTTGAGGTGGCTTTCAACGTCTTTCATACGGAAATATGTCATGCCGTCCTCTTCGTTGCGCCACGGTCTGCCCAGCAGGATTTCATCCTTTTCCATGGCCTGCTGCATGTGCGTGGTGAATTCTTCTAGCAGGTCAGTAAAGCGCCCGACAAGGCTGGTGTCCTCTGACGCCTCGTTGATGGCCTCGGTCTCCACCATCTCTTTGAGCAGCGCGTTCAGCAGGTTTTCCCAATCCTGTTTACGCAGGGTCGGGGGCAGAAGATTCAGCATCTCCATGCATGCTTTTTGGAAAATGGTTTGGTTGTGCAGCGCCTCTGTTTCTAGCTCAATACGTCTGCCATTTACGTCAAGAAACCATAGCGGCGGATCAGAATTGTATTTGGATAGCGACGAGAGTAAAGGCGCGTCTGGCCCTTGGGCCCCGATCCCAAACTTCCGAGTCCTGCATAGTCCGGAGTTGCAGAAGTTGGATAAGGGTATGTCCTTGCACTTGTACTGGTAATCTTTTTTACCCGCTTGTTTAATAACGATCTGGACCTCGTTATTTGGCAAAGGTGGTGAAATGTACTTAAAGTTGTACTCCGCAACCTTATCTTCCCATGCAGATGGGAAAGCCCTCTTAAGAAAGATACTAAGTGCGAACAGCCCGTTGTTGCGAGTTCCCTCTGGAAATCCTTGAGCGCACAGGGCTTGCAGGCACGGTGGCCCATCTTTAACCGGGTTTTCTGCTGGCTCCGGAACCTTTGGAGCTTCAAGCGGCCCTTCTTGGGCATTAGCTTCATATAGGTCGAAAAACTCCGCCAGAGTCGCTGATTTTCCGTCCGGCTTAAAAGCGTACCTCGTGCCATTGTCTCCTCCAAAGTACGGTAGGTTTAAGAAGTTGCCAGTGTCCCCACGGTCTACCAAGATTTCAGCTTGCTTAGGGAATATCTCGCGCCCAGCCTCACCAAGCAGCCCCGCAACTCCGCGCAGGTACTCTTGCATATCGCCAGCAGGCACGGGCGATTTGGTGAACGCAAAAACGTGTGCGCCACCCGACTTGCTTCGGCATACCACCAAGGGTAGCCCAAGCGATTGGATTTTTTCTACCAGACCCGCGTGGTCCAGCGGGTACTGATCAATATCGATACAGCCCCAAATACAGGTGTTATCAGCGCGAATAGGAATAATGCCCAAAGATGGCTCAACCCCATCCAAATGCTTGACCCACAATTCATCTGTTGGCGGCTCCCTAACCACTTTGGCCTTGCCGACCTGTTTGCCGTCTTGGCGGTTTTTATCGATGACATAGGTTCCATAAGCAATATCTAATCCGCTGAAAATCTCCTGAAACTTTTCTACCTCGGTCATTTTCTCTCTCAGGCAAGAAGGGGGGCGTAGGCCCCCCTGTGATTAGAACGGAACGCTAGAAGTGTCCTCGACTACGGTGTCACCCTCATGCTTCACCTTTACCTCACCAGCGGTGATTTGGGAGGCAAACTGCTTGGCAGCTTGGTACACGCTCATGTCCTCAATCGAGCCGATACGCTCAACTTCCCAACCAAACCACTTGCCTTTGTCATTCGACTCGGCTTGGGTAGTCAGGCGGTACATTTGCGAGTACATCGCCGGGGTGAATGGGCCGTTCTTGCCCATCAGCTTGACGGTCTGCATCATGCTATTCCACTTACGCGATTTTTTCAATTGCGTAGACTTCATAACAATCAAAGCAGGCTCGGGGATGCCATCGTCATTAATCAGCATCACGTAGTGATTGGCCGTGTTTTCGATGTAATTCCCGTTGTCAAGGTAATCCTTGTTGTCCCCCGGCTCGCGGTGGGTACGACTCAGGATATCCGACGTAGCCGGATAAATCTGGATCGGCGCACCAGAGCCACTCCCGCGAGGGGCCCACTCAATGTACTGGCGTACATAGGCGCAAGGGATGACCGTGATGCCCTTTTTGCCATCGTACAACTGCCCTGACACCGAGTTCAGGATCATGCCCGGACGGGCATTCTCATTTTCCGACACCTCAGGTGAGGTGGTGGTCAAGAGGCGCAGAAACGGCAGGGCGAAATCGTCCTGCTGCATGCCCTCAAAACCAGAGGCGGCGTCCGCCTCAAAGTCGGATGCCAACGCCACCGCAGTGGTCCCTTTTGTCGCTACTTCAGTTTTAGCCATGGTTCATGGTCCTTTTTTCATGCAGATTTAATGGTTGCCTTTTGGCCGATATACGCACCAAAAAGCTCGGTGGGGAACTCGCTTCCGCGCTCCACCTGCTCGCGAACCCAAGCCTTGAGGGTTTGGGGTTCGATCTTCTGCGCTTGCTCCACCGGATAGTTTTGCTCACGCAGCAGATTCAGTAACGTGTCGCACAGTTGGTCTTCACCCCGACCAAACCGCACAGACACGGTGTTCTTGATGATGTCATCGTAGCCGTTGTCGCGCAGCCACTCATAAGCCTCAGCCCGGTTTTCTTCCTTGATGCTAGCGCTGTAGAACGGCTTGACATCAATCTGGCTACCGTCAGCCATCTTGAACGACTTCATGCCAAGCTCGGCAAGCATAGCGGGAATGGTGTCTTCTAACAGCTTACGCTGCTGGTCCTTGCGTTCCTTGACTACCTCTTCTAAATCCGCTATTTCTTTCTCAAGTTGCTTGGCTCGCTTAGCCAGTTTGCCGACTGAATCTAGGTCATCGTTGTTGACCTGTAACGCACCGGCATCCTGCTCAAACATCTCATTGATGTTACTCATCTCGCTCTCCTCTCTCGGTAATGTCAATTCGCACGGGGATGTAAACATGCTCCCGGCGGTCCCACTTTAACACACTATAGCGCCCGCCATTGTAGGCAGCAACTATAGAACACACAACCCCGATTGCAGCGGGGTCTCCTGTCAGCAACACGTAATCTTTATCGGTGAAGTCCCGAAGCTTCCTACGCAAGTTGCGGATGGTTGGCGCTGTCGAAAAAGCAATCTGATGATTGGACGGCAGCAGCGGTTTAATTTCCCCAAACTTCATCGCCCCTGCGATATCGTGATTGGGCATGGATTGAACTACATACACGGTTGACATGACTCTCCTTTCTTGAACCGAGCAATCAGTGTATACTAGTTTTTCGGGCCGCGTCAAGCGGTTTGCAACATAGCGAAAGAGAGATATGGATTCAACAACCTTTTTGACAAAGTACCCTTATAAAAATCAACCATTTACGCACCAAGCAGCGTATTTGCAGAGGTTTTGGGAAGAGCCGCATGCCGCCCTTTTTGCTGAAATGGGTACTGGCAAAAGCTTCATGCTCATCAACAACGCCGCCATGCTTTGGGACAAGGGCAAGATCAACGCCATGCTGATTGTCGCGCCCAAAGGCGTGTACAGGAACTGGTACAAGTCCGAGCTGCCAAAGCACATGCCTGACCATGTGCCGTACGCCATGGCCTGTTGGACACCATCCCCGCGCAAAGCTGAAAAGCAGGCGATGGAGGAGATGATCAACGCCACCGACAAGCTGCGAATTATTATCATGAACGTCGAGGCATTCAGCACCGAAAAGGGCTTGAGCTACGCTCGCACCTTCTTGCGCGTGACGACTGCTTTCATGGCGATTGATGAGAGCACCACCATCAAAACGCCTAGCGCCAAGCGCACCAAAAGCATTGTCAAAGTGGGCCGTGAGGCGCGGTACAGGCGCATTGCAACGGGGTCCCCGGTTACCAAAAGCCCGCTGGATTTGTACTCACAGTGCGAGTTTTTGGACCCGTCTTGCTTGAACGCCCACAGCTACTACGCTTTCCAAGCGCGGTACGCGGTGGTTGTAGAGCGCAAGCTGGCAACCCACACATTCAAGCAGATTGTTGGCTACCGCA